ACTTAAGAATCAGGTGTCGCTCCTGTGGTAAGGAGTTGGAAGGGCATCCTACAAAAACTGTGACGTGTGGTTGTCCAAATATGGCAACCATTCGTGGAGATAAGATTTCGGCAGTTGACTTGGGCAATGTAATTATGCTAAACTCTTATCATACAAAATCAAAGTCTGGTGTTCTTACTAACGAAGACCTTGCCTTTCAGGAAGCAAGAAGGCAACGTAAAGTAAGAAGACTTGATTTTGAAGTCCGTTGAGGACTTTTATTGGTAGCGTGGCAGAGTCCGGTTTATTGCGCTTGTCTTGAAAACAAGTGAGGGTAACACCTCCGTTAGTTCAAATCTAACCGCTACCGTTTAAATTAATAATTCCTTCAAAACTATCATCAAATCCTAACAAATTTGACACTGCCAAAATACTCACTAGCATAACTAGTAGTATTCAACCTAAAACCCTATGGATCAGCACACCTACGATAATTGGGTGAAGATCAAGGAGACTTTTGAATCTTCTGGTAATACTGATAATATGTTTTACCGAAGAGCGTGTGAAATAGTCAAAACCAAAAAAGATCCTCTGGCAAAGTTTCTTGGAGATATTAACAATGGATAAAACATTCATATCCGCTGCTATTATTTTCGGATTAATTTCACTCTTCATTCAGTGGGGTCTCACACACGCATATGGATAAGCAAAGATACAGTTTTGCTATGACTTGCTTTGTAAGGTCTTATGGCAGACGTGTCTTGAATGATAATCACATCAAACAGTTTTGTAGAGAGTGGTCAAACTGGGAAGTTAATGCTCCAGTAGATGATACAGTAGATCAATATTTTCATTATGAATATAAGAATTGGAGAGGAATATGATTTTTCATATTGTAGAGACATTGGCAGCAAGTCCAGTATGGTTGGGTCTTTGTGGAGGGGGCTTGATTATTCCGCCAATCATTGGTATAATGCTTATACACCGAAATAAATAACGGTAAAACGGGGTGTAAGTCAGCGGTAGACGGCATCTTTTGGGAAGATGAAGACGGGAGTTCGATCCTCTCCACCCCGATCGCCAGTTACTTCACTGGCACACTTGACACACAAGTCTAAACACCTTATAATAACTAGGTCAATAAACAAAACAATGTCTCTGATCCAAAAATTCAAGAAAGATGTTAGCACTCTTCGTCTTGCTGCTAACGGGGAAATCTACCTTGATGTAAAAAATCCGAAACTTTATAAAAAGGTTCGTCGCTTCTACGAAAACGAAGGAGTGGTATTTTCTGGTGACCCCCTTGACGACTATGAAATGCTTATGGAGTATGTCTCTCAAGATCTTGAAACCGTCGAGGTTGTGTGATAAAGGTTATTTTGGAACGTGAAGGATATCGCTTTGTAGAAGCAGGTATTCTTGAAATCAACGGTAAACCCGATTATCGTTTGCAAAAACAAAATTATTATACCAAACGCTGGAATGACATTTATCTCTTTGATAATGTGCTACAATGCTCTACTGCAATTGAAGATTTTGAGTATGCGAAATGGCTTGACCCAGACAGAGTTCCTTGTTATGTAAGAGACGATGATTAATAGTCTCGGAGTAGACTTAAAACTCTGCCCTGGTCGGTGATGAAAACCCCTTATGTCTAAAACAAGCGTCCTGAGATACATCGGGAACTTTCTCCTCCTACTTGGCTATCAAATCATGTTATGGGGAGATTTTAAAAATGGTTTGATCATAAAGTTTATCGGGGGTCTACTCGGTATTCCTTTTGCCATCAAACTCAAACTCTGGGATGTGCTATTTCTGATAGCATTCTTTGGTATTGCCGAGATATCAAAGTTAACCCAACTTTTCTTAAGTCCTGGAATGACTTAAAACTTATACTGGTGGAGTCAACATGACCCTATTATGAGTTTACTGCCTCTCTCAAGGGCAGTTGGTGCGGATGGGGTAACCCCGCCTGGTTTCCAATTTCCAGTTAAAGAATTGGTGGCGAGCCTGAGTTACCAAAGATGGGTTGCATAAACCCATCTTTTTTAGTATAATAATCCAAAAGGTTTTTTTTATGAAAATCGGTTTTAACTGCAGTTCATTCGATCTTTTTCATGCTGGGCATGTGACAATGCTTAAAATAGAAAAAGAATTATGCGATTATTTAAAGGTAGCACTTCAAGTTGACCCATCAATTGATAGACCTGGTATTAAAAATAAACCAGTTCAATCAGTGTATGAAAGATACATTCAATTGCAGGGATGTAAATATGTTGATGAAATTCTTGTATATGAAACCGAAGTAGATTTGTTAAATCTGATTCAGACTCAAACATTTCATATTAGATTTTTAAGTGAAGAATATAGGCATGTTGAGGTAACAGGTAAGCAATATTGTCTTGACAATGGAATAGAGATTCATTATCATTTAAGACGACATCAATACTCTTCCTCAGAAATTCGTAATCGTGTTTATCTTTTGGAAAAAGAAAAGAGAGAAAAGCAAGAGTTAATTGAAGTTCCTCACCAATATTCACCAGAATTATTGGACAAATATTCTATCAAGAATGATCAAATATGAGTATTTTAGTTACAGGTGGTGCAGGATTTATTGGTAGTAATTTTCTTCATCATTTGGTAAATATAACCGATGAGGAAATTATTTGCATCGATAAGTTGACTTATGCTGCAGATCGGCATTATATTCCAGATAATATAAAATGTTACACAATTGACATTGCATCTAAATTAGCATGTGACATTATTTTTACTGGACACAAGATTAAAACGGTTTTTCATTTTGCTGCAGAAAGTCACGTAGATAATTCAATTAAAGATTGCTCTCAATTTATTCATACCAACATCAATGGGACTGTAAATTTACTTAATTTGTCTATAAAACACGATGTAGAAAAGTTTATTCATATTTCGACTGATGAAGTTTATGGATCAATTGATAAAGGATCTTTTACTGAGCATACAAATTATGCACCAAAAAATCCATACTCGGCATCTAAAGCGGCAAGTGATCATTTTGTGATGGCATATCATAACACTTATGGGTTGCCTGTAAATATCACTAATTGTTCTAATAACTATGGACCAAGACAATATAAGGAAAAATTAATTCCACAGACAATCTTAAACATTCTTTCTGGAAAAAAGATTCCTGTGTATGGTGATGGATTGCAAGTAAGAGATTGGTTGTATGTTCAAGATCATTGCACTGCTCTAATTAAGGTGTGGAAAGATGGTGTGATTGGAGAGAAGTATAATATTGGTGGTGAGTGTGAGGTTTGTAATATTGATTTGATTAAAAAAATTCTTAAGATTATGGATAAACCTGAAAGTATGATAGAATATGTAAAAGATCGCCCAGGACACGATCGTAGATATTCTACAAGTATTTCTAAGATAAAAAATAGTCTCTTCTGGACACCATCATTTTCTCTTGAATATGGACTACAAAAAACAATTGAGTGGTATGGACGCAATCGGAACTGAACTTAAAGACGCATATCTTCTCGCAACAAAAATATATGAGGATAGACGAGGATCTTTTACTGAGTCTTTTAATCTGCGTGAAGTTCAAAAAATTATTGGACCATATGAATTTGTTCAGGATTGTCATTCAGTATCGGCAAAAAATGTAGTGCGTGGTTTGCACTATCAGATTCAACATTCACAAGGAAAAATTGTTCGTTGTTTGTTTGGAGAAATATATGATGTGATTGTAGATCTTCGTCAAAGTTCAGAATCATTTGGAAAGTGGATTGGTGTTCGTCTTACGCCAGGACCAACACAACTTTGGGTGCCTCCTGGATTTGCTCATGGATTTTCTGTATTATCTCCTACAGCAGAAGTTCTTTATAAGGTCACAAACTATCAATATAAAGAAGATGAGAGAACTTTACTTTGGAATGATAAAACTCTAAACATTAATTGGAAAGTTGCAAATCCGATTTTGTCAGATAAAGATAAGACTGGTGTTGTCTTTGATGAATGTGACAAATATGAATGATGTATCTGTATTTGGTGCAAGTGGATTTATCGGTGGAAGATTTTGTGAATTGTATGGTGGAATAGAAATTCCTAGAGAGCAGAGAAATCCACAAACAAATAATGTCTTATATTGCATCAGCACTACAACAAATCATAATATCTACGAAGATCTTCATATTGATATTAATACTAACTTAAATGTATTAATGGAAGTTTTAAATCATTGTAGAAATGAAGACATTGTTTTTAACTTCATAAGTTCTGGATTTGTTTATGGATCAGAAATAATTAATGCTTCTGAAGAGGACTGTTGTAATCCTAAAGGTTTTTATTCAATTACAAAAAGAACAGCAGAGCAAATGTTAATTACGTTCTGCGAAACATTTAATATCAAGTATCGTATTTTTAGATTGGCAAACGTTTATGGAAATGATAAAAACAGATCAATCAAAAAAAATGTCTTAGGTTACATTATTGATAGACTTAAGTATGATGAAGAGGTAATCCTTTATAATTATGGT